CTAGATACAGCAGTGAGATACTCATACCGCGTCCGCTGTCCGGTGTAGTTGTGGTGGCTTTAATGCGAGAACCATTATCAAACTTTATGTCTTGGACATTATATGTAGCTACTCCAGCTCGCAGCCAATCTGGCAGTTCTTCATAGGCAAACTTAACGCGATCCATGATTTCGTTAGCAGCACGGAACTTGTTAGCTGCGATTAGGACCGTTACATCGTTGTTAAACATAGCATACCAAAGCAGGTATCCTGCTGCAGTCGTGGTCTTGCCGCTCTGTCGAGGCAGCAGTGCTATGACTGAATTATTCTTATCGTAGGCATCGACCAGTCTCTTCTGATACTCATATGCTTCAAATGGTATGCGTCCTTTGACCGGATGCTGTATCTTCATGTATCGCTCCATGAAATACAACGGGTCTCTGGCGCAGCGTGCTATCTCACGCACCTGTGCTGGTGTATAAGCAGTCTTCTTGTGAGCCTGCTTTACCAGCTGGAAGTCTATATCATTCTTGGCCATGTGTTACTCAAACGAACAGCGGCAATATGCCGCTGTTACTTATGGTTATATTCACTAAATCTATCAATTCATAACGTCTTGGCGCCCTATATGGCTCAGAGGACTGCGACTACCATCGGTAACCGGCTCTTCATCTGCGAACGGATCCTTGTCAAAAGCATCGCGTGCGTTTGCAGTCAGAGGACTTTCTGCTCCAGATGCATTGCTAGGTGCTAGCTCTGCTTCTGCGAGGAAACTGGTATATTCCTCATTTAGAGCAGCAAATAGGCTGTCAGCACGCTCTGCCATCAGCGTGTTGTCGCCGATCTTGCCAAAACGTTGATTGATGTGAGGACCATCCCATTCATAATCCTTGACTTCAAGTGGCTCGCCTGCTTCTGGATGTTCATCGTGCCCATGATCGTAATCAGCGTTTTCCATGGCAGCAACTGCAACAGGGACTGCATGTGCTACACCATATGGCATGCCAGGTGTTGGAGCTTCTGCATCTTGATGTGCATCATTGCCGCCTGCTAGACCTGCCTTGACCAGCAATCTAACCAGATCATTTGCGTCGTTGTCGGTAGCGGTTACAGTAACACTGCGTGTAGACTGTCCATCACCTATGGTTTGATTCATCACGATGTTCATGCTTTCGCGCAGCTGTTTCTGGCTCTCATTGTATGCATAAACAAAGCCCTGTGTGTCAGGACCATTGTTGGTAGCACCAATTGGAGTGAACGGGAACCCGCCAAGTGCAGCATCTTCTTCCATGCTAGCCAACTGGGGATCAACATTCTTTAATTGTGGACTGTTGGAAGGCAATGGATTCTCGCCCTTGACTGTTGTTTGCCATTTCTTGCTGTGCCACGTAAACACGCCGCCATTGCCACCAGCTGCCTTGCGAGCAGCAGCGAACGCCTGTGCAAAGCTCATTTTGTCAACCGCGTTGCCAGCTGCGGGGGCAGTGTTAGTAGGTTGTGTATTTGGTCCTTCACCTGTACCTGCATGATAGCCTTGAGCCTGCGGAGGTGCTTCCTTAGCTTGAGCTGAGCCTATGACAGACATATCATATGGAGTTTTTGCTGCAGCAGTTGGTTGGGTGTCATCGTCATCTGCACCTGTTACACTGCCCATGGCATCAACCTGCGGAGCTTCATCCATCATCTCACCGCGTGTTTCGCGATAAGATGCTTCAAGCATATCAATCATCCGGCGAATTGCATTTTCGCTGCCTTCGCTCATCTCATCATATTCAATGTCCTTGGTAACACGACGACCTGCACGTTCTGCCTTGTCGTCCTCGCTACCACGCTTGTGACCATGTATATGATCCTTGTGGCGTTCGTCATATTCAATATCGTGCGCCACTTTGCGGCCTGCTTTCTCTGCATGGTCGTCGCGCTCGGTTGCACTTTCTTCCATTGGACCTTGCGCCCAGCATTCTTCTACGCCATGCACAGGGCACATTTCGCCCTCAGCTGTCATATTGCAAGCAGATTCATCCATATCAGTTTCCATTTGAATGGAACCTTGATAACCGCTGCATTCCTCCATACCGTGCACCGGACACATCTCGCCCTCGGCAGTCATGTTGCATTCTTCTGCTTCAAAAACACTGTTTCTGCGTCCCAAGGACTCTATAGCCCTAAGCTTGCCTATCATGCTATGGAAATCCATGGTGTTAACCCTTCCTTACGAATTCTGGTTTATTGGGAACCTTTGGTGCTCCCATGTTCGTTCTCTTACCGTCGCGGTCTTTGTAGAACCTATAAATTATCTGCGCACCGTCGTCAAAGTTTCCGTCTGCACCTAGTCCACTGCGCGGCGTTGGATCTGCTACATCTTTTGATGATGGCTTGTAAACTGGTTTTGGTGCATCAAATCTAGCATTGAAATCAGCCATGTCTTGCACTGGCTCATGAGGAGCAACCTTGCTCATCTCTAACCAGCTGAACAGCGGCATGGGAGCATCGTATTCGTCGCTGTGTCTAGTAGATTTCACACCCGCTAGATAATCCAAGAAACGCTTGTTATAAGCATCTCCATAGATATCAGTGACTATCGGTTGTTCAATGTCTTGATACAATCTATCAGTGCTGAGACGTGCTGCAGATTTCAATCCTTTATCTCTGGCTATCTGGCTAAATCCAAGATCGGTCATGTAATCGTCTGCATATTCTTCAACTGGCTCAGTTGCGCTGCGCACCACAATGTTCTTCTCAGGAACGTTAAGGACTTCTCGCAAACCTTCCATGGTGATATAGCTGCTTAGTGGCATGGTGGTCACGAAATTGACCTGCCAAACCGTCTGGTTCGGTTGGTCAGAGAAATCTAACTTGTCGCCCTTGAGCAACACAGGATGTGTCATCTCTACCAATCCAAACTGGGTAAGATATCGTTCAACTGCATCCAGCTGCTCATCGCTGGGTTCGGTTGCAAGCTTGATAACATACCCATATTCTCGGGTGCTTTCAGCGAGATATTGACTGAACGACTTCATAACCATAGATGCTCCAATGTGATGTTATTTAGCGTCACTTTCGATTTCACTAAGCTGTTTCAATAGGTCGTTACGGTCCATGAGAGTAGCTTTCACATCCAATGGTGTGTTTTCATCCTTTTTTGTAACCCTATCCAGCTTCAGCTTATCTAATTGCAACCGTAGCATCTTAATTTTCTTATCAACTTTGGCGTTTTTGGCATCAACTGCTATCTTCAGCATCTGGCTGCTGCTGCTGAATATCTCTCCAGCATGGCGTATCTCTACGTTCATGCCTAGATCCTGTAGGTCCATGTGCGCCTTGATTGCAAGGTCGGCTAACTCATCCATTTCCTTATCATGGAGATCCTTGCCTCTAGTCTGAGATAGCTGCCAGTCGATGTCTTCCGCTAGCGCTAAAGCTGCATGGATATCGTCATCAGACGGTCCTGTGGTCTCAGTTTCTTCTTCAACTGATTCTATTTCAAACGTGTCTTCTAGGGTCTTGAATCTGTTGGCCATCAGCGTTTCCTCTTAGACTTTGTGATATATATGTCGCTTTCAGTAAGGATACGGAAGGTCATGCCATTCTTCTTGCAGAATGCCATAGCAGCTGCCCATTTAGCTGTGTTTAATATCAGAGATGCTTTATCGCGCTTGCTACGTGCATTCTCTGCAATAGCTTCCTTGCTAGGTTTAACTTCTACCACTTCTGCACGACGCTTGCCATTCTTGTCCTGGTATAGCACCATGAAATCTGGCACGTATTGGCTGGGTTTGCCAGTAAGAGGATTTGTATACGGTATACGTATGCTCTCACTGGCCCACTGTATCACGCTGGGATGGCTGTCAAGGAAGTTCATTACCGTAAGCTCCCAGCTGCTACGGAAAACCACGTCTTGTTTTCCTAGGAGCTTGGCTGGGTTCTTTGGAACAAATCTACCTTGACTGTATTTGCTCACGGTTCAATTCCCAATAATTCCTGCATCTCTGCATTTACTTCTGCGAATGAGGTACCTCGCCTATCATCAAGGAACCCGTTATGCCTCTTGAATTGATCAAACCATTCTGCGGGCGATATCTGATAAGTCTGCTTTAGATGATTTATCACACCCACAAATTCTTTGGTGTAGTTTCTATGATTATCTATAGAGTTTTGGTAATGCACTAGCAAACGAGATTTTGCTGTCTCAGGAAGGTTCCTGGCATCTAACCACGATGGTCCAGAGAGAAATATGATACCAATATCTGTACCGGGAAATTCAGCTTCTACCCAGCTTGTAAATTCATCTAGCCTGTTAGCATTCAAAACGCTATATACTGATCCAATGTTCCATGAAAAATTATCATGCGTTGATTTAAGTTGCGATAATTGCTGTAGATTTCTTACTGTATCTGACCAGATGCTATCCGACCTTATATACTCGTTCAGTGTTCCAACTGCATCAATGCTAGCAGTTACATGCGTGTGAGAACAACGCTCTATCAATTCCAACAGTTCCGCCGTAAACGCAACAGAAAGATTGGTATTGAATATGACACTGAGCCCGGATATGTTTCCGTACTGTTCAATCATGCGTATTGCCTCTGCGATTTCCGATTGATGTAACATAGGTTCGCCACCAAGAAATACCAGATGTTGCATGTTCGCAGCGGCCTCGATATCTAGTCTCCAACCGCTGTGTAGCAGTCCTATAGGGTTTTCACCAAATGCTTCTGCGTCGGCAATCCACTTTGTGCTCCGGTCCTGGCCACATGATCTGCAGCGTTGATTGCAGAGATTGCTGAAATGTACCTCTTGGCTGCGCAGCAATGGTCCTTGCTGCCAATCTATGCGTTTAGAATCTGCTATCTTCCACGCTGCTGTGCGCAGGCTAGTGCCATCTATCTTTTCCTGATAGAGACAATTTTGGCAACCTTCATGGGGCTTTCCGTTGGCAAATGATGCACGTAGTTCATCCATGAACTGCCCGTGAAAAAATTCATTATCGGGCGATGTACGCTGACCTTGCCAACCGCAGCAGGGCATCTTACTACCATCAGTGTTTACCAATTGGTGATACCACGGTAAGATGCAAAACGGTTTTGCTGCTTCAATGATCACGACAATACCGCTGCTATCGTTGGTCCAAGAGTTGGGTTCTTGACCCATGCTGGTTCCGGATTGATACCGACATAACCCAACTGGCTAGTTGGATTACGTATCTTATTGATACTGGCTAGAAAATCATTCATTAAGACACCTTCTTTGAACAGACTGGTGACAGGCAGTCCTGTCTGATTAGCATAATATGTAGCCAAATTTGCTAGCACTTCTATCAATTCATTTGGTACATCTGGACCACCAAACATGCCTTTTGCAAGGTCATAGGTTTGTGCCGAAAGTCCAGTTACATACCTAGCAGGAGACCTAGATAATGCATAGTTTCCGTAGTCATTGGTGCCAGAGATTGGTGCTCCAGATGAATTAGCCCATTGCCACGCACCACCTGCATTGGTGCCTTGCAGCTGACCGCTCTGCAGTGCAAGCTGCTTGCGAATGTTAGATTGTATGATATCTCTGTTACCGCTCATTAATACACCCTTATTGGTAACACAACCTGAGGTGGGAAGTTATCGCTTGTATCACCGCCAAACACAGTTGGATCATCTAGATAACCAAACGAACCTGTAGTAGATGTTGCTTCTCCAGCCAAACTATCTAAGCTTGGTCCAAAATTTGACACAGGATATGGTTGATAAGGAGCTTCAGTGAAACCGTCATATATACCATCATTTGTATAGCGTTGGTCACTGACACCTATGCTAACAAATATACCAGTCTCACCTTGTTGCACTCGTCGTCTAGCCGCTTGTATCTGATCATATTGGCTAAGTCCGTAGCTGCGGTTAATTCCCGGAACATACACGGGTCCATATTCGCCAGGATATCTAGCAGGGAATGCATTGTAATATGCAGGATCTCTAGAGCCATTGGGTCTATAAGAAGTCTCTCCTGTAAATGCATCTTGCGCAATATATTGATCGGAGTTGATCGGACTTCTTACTTGACCAGTGCCAAAGTTAAAGCTTCCGTATGAACCAAGGCTATTGAATGTACCATAACCAGTCAATGGTTCAAATTGGTTGATATCAGTGTATGGTATGTAGGTATTGTAATTTGGTAATTGCCCATAAGGCAAGCCAGTGATACCAGAATTTACACCAAGTGTAACATAGCTGAGATCGGTTCCTATACCCGTGCTAGAATATACGAGATCCACTGCGCCTAGGCTGTTTGCATATCTGCGTTGACCACCATACAATCCTCCGCCTCCGGTTCCCACCAGCGCATTGTAACTGGCATATGCCAATGAGAAATTTTGTATGGCGCTAAGAGATATGTTGATTATAGATTCTGCTAAACTAGTAGAACCGTAATACTGCGATGTTAACGGATCATAATATCCAAATTCTCTTGGATCGATACCACCTACCGCACCGGTATCTGGTTCTACCGCAGGAGGCCCAATATCAAATCCAAACTGAGCCGCAAGAGCAGGAGTGATGTCACCTAATTCGTATTGCAGGGTTTCGTAACTAACCGTGAATTTAACATCTAACAGATCCGAGCTTGCTGTGTCATGGCTGCTCCAATCTGCATTACTAAACTTGGGATTGAGATAAGTCACTTTGGAATATTGCTTACCAAACAGTGCATACACTTCTAGGCTGGTGAAAAAGTTTACCTGTTCACCAAGTGGACGCAGGCCCCATCCGGTGCTATCGTCAAATTCTGGACCAACTGGACTTGAATCCATGGTCAGCGAGGATTTATTGCGAGAATCTCCGAAATAATACTGGAAATACTGTTTCCACAGGTCAAATGTATTGTTGTCAACAGTGTCATAGATGCTGATGTTTATGGGTCGATACTCAGTCTTGGTATAAACAAATCGTTTCCGGTTATATTGGTTAAGCTCTTTCTGAGACAGCTCTACGTTTGGCTTGTCTACGCTCTTGATCCTATAACTTATACCGTCTATGCCACCTATCTGTTGCAGCCAAGGATATAAGCTCAGTGCTTGGCTGTTAACATTAAACACAGCATAGAACATATACTTGTAACGCGGAATCGCGTACATGTATTGCCCGGGACTCTGTGCCCCAAAGAACCAAGATGCATAAGGTTTATTGCGTAGTATGGTTGCCATGCGAATATTTAGCCAAAGAAAAAGCCGCCAATTTGGCGGCTCTTCATGTATATGCTGCTTGTTATTAGCCGATCATCGTGCCATAACCAGTTGGTTCTGCAAACTGCGGCATTATGTCATTGTCCTGTGTGGCGTTATCATAGCGAATCGTGAGCGTTATCATCATGCTCTCGCTTTCACTGTAGTTAAACGTATCATAGGCAACGGTCTCAAGGTAGCAGCCTTCGAGATACCAATTTTCCAATACGCCGCTGTTTGATCCATCTAGCGTTTCAATCTGCGTGGTAAACTTGTAATTGATACCAGAAAGATAAGAAGTTTGATTGAAATGGTTCATCTGCTTCTGCAGCTGTGTGGCTACCAGAGTGCTCACGCTGCTGTTAACGTCATCGCGCACCACAATTTCTATGGTTTGCCATTCTGGTTTCTGCGGCAGATACATCACGTTGTTGTAGCTATGAATGGACGTGCTTTGGTGCTGAATGGTTGGGCGAGCTGCTTGCGACACCTGCCTAGTAAGTTCAATCGCAGCTCCAGTTGGTCCAAAGCTTTGCATGCTCACCCTGAAACGATATTTCAGCTTCGGCATCAATATGCCCTGGCCGCTGATGCCAGGTACTATCGGTACCCCGAACTTGCTGAGTGTTGGTTGGAAAGCCATGTTAGTCTCCTATGTTGCAAACATATTTATGCCGTGCCGTCCTCGCTAAATCATGGATAGATTGCACACGCAAGTAGCATAAGTTAAATTGTTAGGATCGGAAAGCTCCATGGTATCCAAAACAGTAATAGACAAATATGCATTATTCGTGTTACAGATCACAGCGCATGCTGGACTAGTAGCGCAGATAATCTATGGCACGTGGTACCACTGGCTTATCACGGCTTTCATCTATTTACTTACTGGCTGCTTTGGTATGACCATGACCTATCACAGGCTACTCAGCCATAGAAGCTGGAAAGCACCCAGATGGTTCGAAATTTTTGGTACAATTTGCGGAACCTACGGACTCACGGGCAGTAGCATAGCCTGGGTGGCTATTCACCGAGAACACCATCATCATACTGATGATGAGCAAGACCCACACAGTCCAATACACAAGGGATTTGCTCGAGTGCAATGGTTCAGCATGTTTGAAAAACCAAATCCGAGATATGCTCTGCATCTCATACGAGACCCGCTGCATGCGCAGCTTCATCAGCACTATGTTATCATACACCTTGCGATCCTAACCATATTATTCTATATAGATCCCATGCTTTGCCTATGTTTATATTTGGCCCCAGCTGCTGTGCTTTGGAATGCAGGTTCATTTATCAACACTATCACTCACATGACAGGATACAGGAATCATCAAAATGCAGATCACAGCACCAACGTGTGGTGGTTAGGTTATCTGATGTGGGGAGAAGGATGGCACAACAATCATCACCACTCGCCAAATAACGCAAGATTTGGAGAAAAGTGGTGGGAAGTTGACCTAGGACATGCATTCATTAGAATGCTGGATAGAAACACATCCAATGACTAAGATAACAGCCTATAGATCCTTGTTCAGCAGAGATTTTGAAACCTTCAGATTTGGTACCATGACCGACGGCAATGACAGCCTTGCGCTTAGAAAGATTGATCCAGACAATTTCAAAGGTAAGATATGGTGCAGCTGGGAACAGGGCAAGATTGTAAGCATCCTAGCCTTGGAAGATGATAGATATACCAAGACACCAAGATGCGGCAGGATATGCAGATACCATATCTTGAAAGAATATCGGCATGGTAGATACGGTTTTAAGATGCTGGATTACCTATTCGAATATGCCAAAGATGTCTATGACATGATCTATTGGACGCACGATATAAACAATAAACCTCTGAATGCGCTGTACCAACACAAGAAACGGTTCTACGACGGCGGAGATAACAGTTACTATGATCGAGAACCTTTCTCGCTGCTGCAATTAGACACTAGGTTGCTGTTCAAGGATAGTCCTAGTAGCAAGATGCTACAATACGTGTATACTATTAAGTTCAAGGATTTTGATTGGCAGCCTAGCAGCGGAGTCATATGGCAGGAACACGACGGCGTCCTATGAAGCGTGTACAACTAGGCTCATTTAGCGTGATGCACAGCGATTGGTTGCCTTATGCAACAGGCTGTCTGATCAGCTATTGCAATCAACACGAATTAATTCAAACCAAATATGAATTTTTAAGCCCCTGGTACAGATACCAACCAATCAACGAATATCAAAAATCGTTTGATAGCATAGATATCCTAGGACTAACCTGCTATGTATGGAATCAAACATATAACGATAAACTTAGCAAGGTATACAAATCGCATAATCCACATGGCACTGTGATATACGGCGGTCCTAATGTGCCCGCAGATCAGAAAATGGCCAAGAATTTTGCAGATAAACGCCCATGGGTAGATCTGCATTTTGTCGGCCCAGGAGAAAAGAACTTTGCCAATTGGCTCATGTCAGGAGAATTACAAGGCACGTTCGCTGTAGATCATTTTGCTGTGGGCGACGTGCGAACATATCAGATCGAGACGATGCCAACGCCTTACACAGATGGTGT